CTTTGGTTGGTCATTATAACCTTCTATTGTGTAGCCTTTCGCAGCTAAGCTATCAAGAAATTGCTTACCTTCTGTCTTTTTAACTTTAAGGCCATCTATTAATGCTTGTGTCTTTGCTCTTGATAAGTATTTATTGTTTTCCATATTATTAATTACTAAAATTATAATTGCCTGTGTTGTAGCTTGGGTCTTCAGAGCCAGTTATTACTTTAACAGCCTGATCAGCTTTTGTTGACCCCGGATCCGCAGCGCCTGTTTTCATTACAACAGACTTTTGTAGCAGTGTCTTGAGCTTCAAAAGGTCAGCCTTTAGAGCATCTTCTGACCCTGTGAAGCCGGTTACCTTACCCTTATCGTCTTTTACCGCCTTAGACGCTAACTTGCTTGCAGTCGCGGCAACTGTATTTAGCTCCGCATCTGAAAGGGCACCGAATGTTATCCCTTTTGATTTGGCATCAGCAAGAGCTTGGAGCGTTTGGTTAGAGATTAAATTTTGTGCAATAGCAAGCACATCTTGTTTGCCTGTGTTATGTTTGTCTGGGATTATTCCATACCCGCCTTGTACAACACCAACAATAGACCCAAACCCATCACCGCGGAGCAAGTCGTCTATATTTGTTATTTGATCATTAATTCCCATAATCTGTGCGTCATCCTCAGGAATTACCCTTTTCCCGCCTTGATCAGCAATCTTTCTTGCTAATTCATTTTTTACAACCTCAGCGCTCTTAGATGATCCAATTTTTGTGTAAATATCTTCAAGAGACATGGCTCCGGCGTTGTATTGAGCTAGCCATGCGTCTGCTGGGCTATTTGCGCTTAGAACTTTGCCATTAACCCCAACAGAAACTGCGCTAGAGCTAGATCCTCCAGACGATGACCTAGCCCTGCTTGCTTCTGCTGCTGTTTTACTTGCTTCAGCATTCATCTTTTTAATTTCAGCTTTTATCTTTTCAACTGCGTAATAATCCCCCGCATACTGCCCTAATATCATTGCTGCCTCACTTGGGCTCTTTGCCTCTTTGGCTTTTGCGACAAGGTCTTGTGGAGCATTTTGTGATGATGCTTGTATAACCATGTCGCTAATTGACTTCTCGTTAGCTTTAAGATCTTCGTAATCCCTTTGCTCTTTATTTAGTCTTTGTAGTGTTGCATCTGCTTGCTTCTTTTGTGCATCTGTAAGGTTGAACATTATATTGTTAATATTTGTCTTCTTTGCTTCAATGTCTGCTAGCCTCTGCTCATATTTAGCGTCAACGATTTGATCTGCATAGCCTTTAGCAGATTGATAGTCGGCATTAATAACAGCAGCCTGCATTGCGATAGTAGCTTGCTGTATCATATTATTCCTAAGCTGTCCTGCTTCAATAGGTGCTAGTCCACGATCTGTCGCACCGGTCCCTGCTGCATTATTCTGTAGCTGTGAGGGTATAATTGTCTTCTGATAGCCTAATGCTTGGGATTGGGCTGATAACTGCCTTAACTTACTTGCTAAAGTGTTAACAGAATTACCATTCTGATCTACTTGGTTATATGCGTCATTAATATCTGCACTTTTACCACCAAGCTCTGATTGTAGCTTAGCAAGGTCAGTATTAGCTGAATTGTATGCATCCTTTTGCCTCTGTGCTTCGGCTGTTGCTTGGGCCTCAGCTGACTGTAGTGACCCATTTACATAGCCAAGAGCCTGCTGTGATTGTGTCTGTAGCGCATCTGTATTATATGTAGGCTGAGTAACCTGAATCGGGTTATTTTTAGGTGGGGCAAGGTACTCAGCTGGGATAGTTGTAGGCAAAGACACGTTGTAATTATTACCCTGTCCATCGACTCTGGTTTCATTTTTGTAGTTCTGGCCATTATAAGTATAGCCGTCATTTGTTATGTTTGTTCTGTCCATGATTGAAGTTTGATATACAATTTGCGATTATTCTAATTTGTAATGCCTATATTCTGCAGGGCTACCCTTATAGCATTAACTGCAGTAACGATTGAATCAACTTCGGATTGGCTATATGTACCTCCAGGAGCACTAGGCGCTGCGATGGCACTAGCTTTTACAATCGGAGTTTTGCCATATAACCCAACTTTGCCTGATGCTGATCCGATAGTTACCCCACCCTCTTGCGAATTAAGTACTACCTTACCATCTTTATCTTTTAGTATTAAATTCCGGCGTAATACCATCTTGTCTGAGAAGTTCTCCTGCTCATAATAAGCTAGTACCTTATTTAGCTTCTCTTCTATTAATGATAATCTTTCTTCGTTAGTCATATTACATTGAATCTACTAGATCGTAGAAATATCTAATCTCTTTAATCTTAGTACCATAAGTAGTCTCGACCTGTATTTGTATTTCCCTGCCTTGCTTAAATGGTCTTCCATCAGTTTCAGCTCTACCTTTTAATGATATACATTTAGAGTTAGTATTATTCTTAGTTTCAATAGTACCTATAACACCATCAACTAAGTACTTTAAGGTGGAGCTTCCTGCGATACTAATACCTTCAAGGATGGCCTCTACATAAATTAGTCTTTTCTCTCTGTTTCTGTCCGCCTCTGCCATATTACAGTTGATTGTTTGCCTATATGTAGCTGTGTTTGCACTAGGTATGGTGCTTTCATTGTCTGTGACTGTAAGCTTGTACACACCCCCTTCAATAAAGGAGACATACATATAATCCCCTACAAAATTAATTGCTAATATTTGGGACACACTAGTACCACTCGATATTAGTCTGTCTTGTGTCACAACCCAGCGTCCGACTTTGTTCTTTGCTACACAATAGATAGCATTAGTATTACCGGCTGCGAAATATAGCTTGTCATCCTTTTTAGCCTTAACAATATTGAAGTTATAATTATCCTCTACTGGGATAGACTTAAGCACTTTGTATGAATCGCCACCATAGTAGCCTTTTATCTCTAAGCGCTTTTGTATATTGTTTAAATTGTCTACATTTGTTCTACATACACATACTACGAGGCCTTCTAGGTTTTCAATGCTTTGTAAAAACATACTCCCCAAATTAACACTAGCCTGTAAAGTGTTTAGTGTAGTATCCCTACCCCAAGACACCATTAATGAGTCACCTCCTAGGGTTGGTACAAGGCCTATCTGCAAGTATCCCCCGAAGTGTGTCAATGATGTAGCATAGTATCCTGTGGGCAATATAGAGGTGTGGCTAGTAAATGTGCCTGTAGATATATCATACTTAGCTATTGTATTACCTACACACATGTATAGTATTTTATCATCTGGGTGTATATATGGTCTTGGCACAACTGGACCACTTGCCGAAAATGTTCCCACAGATACTAATGCCCCAGCTCCAGTGTACTTCTGTAGGTTATAAGTATCGCCTGTAGAATTTACACTCAAGACAAAAGATATACCACCATATTGTATATATGTACCTTTGCAATATGAATATCCTGCTACACCTACCGCTTGTTGGTTACTCCAGTACCCATTAAAATCGTCATAGCTCCTAGTATAGGTAGCTGGTCGAGTTGTTGATGATGTGTTATTACCAAAAGCAACTAAATACTTTGTGCCGCTAATTGATGTTAGCCCCACATCAGATATTTCAAGATCATCAATTTCGCTTCCCAATTCGGATATTTGGTCCCTATGATGCTGTAGCATGTGGGGAGTGGTAAATATATCAAACCCAGTACACACCTCGTGCTCATTTGTGGCATTGGTCCTAAGATCTTCTGCAATACCTCCATCGAATCTATTTTGTATAATTTGCTTTGACATATTAGATAGTATCTTTTAATAGTAAAGATGTTGTAGATGTAGCCAGTCCTACCTTTTTAGAATTTGTACCAGAAGAGGTAGAAACAGCTCCAGCTGTGTCAGAAAGGTAATATGTCACTAAGGGTGTTAGTGATGTACTAGTAACTTCTCCGTTCGTGATAGTTTTTACTGCTGAACCCGCAGACGCTGCGGCGGCAGCAAAGCCTACAAAAGTTGAGTACTTATTCAAATTAACTCCATTTGCTGGTGTTGCCGCACTCGCCTTAACTACTCCATAAGTTATAGAAGAGGATGGGGTTAGGCCAATGGTTGTTATTTGTGATGGACCACCCGTAAAGGTAACAGTAGCTGAGCTTGAAGTATAAGATATACCTGAATCTGCAGTAGTTATCACTGAGAATGAATTTAATCCCCCCGATTGGTAGTTGCTATTATTATTCACTGATGATGATCCTGTGTTAGCGCCACACGCACTAGTAATTAATCCGCAAAGGGCAGGAGTGCCATATGATACAGTAGCAGCAGCAGCTCCCGATACTAAGTCTATCCCTGCCACATTGTAGTAAGTTTTAATTCCTGTAGAGACATAATTTGTCTGTCCAGAAGCTGGAATAGTTAGCACTAGGTTATTGGTACCACTAGCTGGGGAGGCTAAGGAGAAGGAGAATAACTTATTTTGTGTAGTTCCGAATTGTGTGTCTCTTGCTGTTAAAGATACTCCGTTATATGTCGCTGTAGGAGTAGGCACTGTGCCACTAGGCGCTCCAATATTAACAAAGACAACCATCATTCTGTTAGAATTGCTTCCGGTTGTAAAGCTGATAGTAATTGTCCCACCAGCAGAGCTTATTGATGTATTGTTTGTAGCATGTGCATCAAGTGTTATGGCACCATTTGCTTGATAGTAGTATGCAGCTAAAGCGTCCCCTGATGTTATGCTCTCAGCGGCTGTATAGTTAGTTCTAGAGCTAGATACTGACAATGTAGATGGATTAATAAATAGCCTTGCTCCAGTTCCACCAGTAGCAGTGCCTGCATCTACCTCCGCCTGTGTAGCCTCTTCTACAATACCAGCAGCTGTCGTACTTGCGTTAGTGATAACTGTCTCAGCAGCCCAAGCTGGCAATCCTCCAACCATCTTCATAATATATCCATTTGTTCCAGCGGCTAATCTAGCTAATAAGCCAGATCCACCGTTATAATAAGTGTCTCCTGTAGCACCACTTGTTATGTTTAGTGTCGGGTTAGATATGACAGGGCTAGTTAGAGTTTTATTTGTTAGTGTCTCAGTACCTGTTTTAGACACTGCCTTATCTCCAGTAGCCACTCCACTTAATTTAAAATCAACAGTAGTATTAACTGCTGACGAGTCTGCGCCTAGTTTTGTTTCAAGCGCAATAATAGCCTCTTGTATATTGGCATGTGCTGATACATGGTTAGTAGAAAGTGGTACTGTAGAACTCTCTGCAGGTATTGTAGTTGTATTGTCTAATGATGTTGGATAGTTTGCTGACATATTTAATCAAAATTACGCCTCCTAACACGAAGGCCAGGCTTCTCATCTTTGCTTCTTTTAGATATTTCTGCTCTAACCTCTGCCTCAATCTTCGCAACCTCCTCTCTAAAGATAGCAGCCTTTGCTGTATCAATTGGTAGCCAGTACCAAAAGGCAGCTTTCCATGGTAGGTATTTGTGGTGGCCATTAGGAATACCAGGCTCTTTTACCGTATCACTTGGTACGAAGTAGTCAGGTGACCTAGTAAAGAACATTCTAATACCCAAACTTTTAGAATAGTTTGGTTTATACTTTAGGAATATCCCATTGGCAGTCTTCCAGTATTCTGTTGGTGCACCAGACTGTGACTCTATTTGTGAGATCGCCTCACTGAATCGCATTTCATCGACCGGAGTTAGCAGAATCCAGTTCCCATTCTCTTGCTGACACTCTACTCTGTATATATCTTGTATTTGATTTCCTTGCTCGTCTTCTGTAAAAGTGTAGTCTTGCTGATCGGCAACAAGGTCAAAGTACATATTGGGGTACTTTGTGTGGTTAGAATCATCAGCTTGCCATGTTCCTGACACATGCTTTACAAGGTTCTGGTAATCATCAAAGGCAAGATTAAGATCTTTTGTCTTTACGGCTGTGGTATATGAAGATACATCTTGTGTCCCCGTTAAGTCCTCCAGCATCTGCAGTATGCCTGTTCTATTTGTTGTGTCTGAGAATCTCATATGTAAAGTATCTAAAACAATCTAGATAACAGCAAATATTTCATTCTAAGCAGAATCTATACAAGATTATTTAATGCTTCAATGGTTTCTTTAGCACATACTTCAATAGCTATTTTATAATGCCCGTAATCTTCTTGGAAAGCCTCGCTAGTTTCGTAATCAGATCTTCTCTTAATAGTTACTGAGTTACCATGCTTATTACCCTTATAATCAAATATAAAGCCAAGCTTCCCATCTATGTACATAAAGTTAACATCATAACCTAGTATTTCTTTTTTGTAGTATTCCATATTATTTGTTTAATTCTTTAAATATTTCATCCCAAGTAGTCTCTAGTACTTCCTTCTTATGAGGGAAATCTTTATCTATAATTCCTCTAGCTTCTTTTAGGTACTCACTAGGGTCAGCATCTAGCCACTTCTCTATCTCTCTAACCCAATCCTCTTTGCTTTTGCACTTAATTGCATTAGTGTTGTCGTATGGCGTAAAATCTGAAGCAATGGTAACCATACCGCTCATTGTATACTCTTGCCATTTGATATTAGATCTAGATTTGTTAAAGTCATTTATCTCTAGAGGTGCGATTCCTACCTTCCACCCCTTTTCTGCTAGCATGTCTGGGTATTCATCATATGTAGCTGTTGCACCAAGCATAGCAATACGCTCCAAGATAGAATCAGGCCAGCCTTTAAATGCCTTTCTAGCGTTTTCTTTACTTAATACCCCTAACATTTCAAATTTAACATCTTTATCCTTCTCCATAACCTCTCTAATCGCTGGCAATACCATGTTTAGGTCGTGTATATGAGAGGTAGAACCTGAATATCCTATAACTCTTCTCTTTACTGACTCTTCTACCCACATACTAGGGTCAACTCTATTCTCAATAACGAATATCGGCTTAGTTATGTTATGTACCTGCTTTAAATAATCACTAATAACATCTTTTAGGGTGCTGTTCGACACCGTTATAGCATCTACAAAGGTTAGAAGAGTACTTAATCCTAGTCTTCCGGTACCTTTTGGTTTATACACATCATATGCAGAATGATTTGTTGGTATTGCAAAGAAGTTATCGTCTAAATCAAGTACAATTTTCTTTTTATGGACCATAGATTGGACTACCATAGACTTTATAACTTGGGGATTGCATATATGATGTAGCCAATACACATCGCAGTTCGTGAATATTTCATTGTAATACTCATCGTTAGTCTTTTGCGCTTGCTCTTTGCCTTTTGTAGTGAATCCTAGTAGTCTAGAGGGTTGCACAATACGATAATAGCCGCACCCACCATAACCATTTACTTTAGAGCGTTCGTCTGACTGATTCCAGTCATTATACTGTGATATTACCTTCATTTAGTGGTTTTATTTCATTATTTTGGTTAAAGAATATCTTTGGTTCCGGCTTTCTCTCATCCTCTTCTAATTGCTTGCCTTCATCAGAAGTAAAGAAGTCTATAGTATTCTTGACTTTAGCAGATACACTGTCTACTGCATTATGTATACCCAGCATGCCATTGGGGAATTCGTATGTGTATTTCTCATCGTATACATCCCTAACGTCGAAGGTTGGGCATGGACATATCTCATACTGCCTCCAGAATACATTAGATATTCCGGCAAGTGTAGCATGCTCTTTTATTCTAATATCGTCACTTATTTCTGCTCTTAACTTTATTTCTAATTCCTTACTTGTCATAATTTATTTATTTAGGTTATTAATTGACTCTACTGCGTTTAGCATAAGCACACCGCCACCTTTGATTGCTGATTCTAATGTGCTTCTTTTCTTGCCCTCTGGTAATATATTCAAGGCATTACCATAATTCTTATCACCTATATTAAAATGGTAGCTAATAATATTATTTGAATAAGTGAACTTAACATCTATACCGTTGATTGGTATTATAAATACCTCTATATTTTGTTTTCTTTTGCTCATAGTTAAAGTATGTGCAACAAAAAAACAGGATTTCTCCTGTCTTTATGTTTAAGCTTAAGCTTCTACTATGCTGTTGCTCCGGTCTTAATACAAACTAACCAGTTGGCATTAAGTACTACCGCTACGAATGGCATTCTCCATCCTACAGTAGATCTTAAATTCAAAGGATTATTCTGTGTTACTCCTTGTGCAATGTAGATCTTTGGCTCCTGCATTGACTCTAGCCTTACTACTCCATAAGCATTCTGTCCGAATACAAATGTGTGGTAAATAGTTACAGTTGATGCTTCAGTTGAACCTTGATTAGTCTCTACGAACTCTACTCCGTGTATTCTACCTACTACACCCTTCTTAATAGCGTCGCTATCTGGTGAAGTGTACTGGTAAGCAGACAACCACTCTGAGTTACCCATTAGGTCCATCGCCTGGAATGGCTGTATGATACCGCGGAAGTAACCATTATCGAAACGTTTTGCCTTATTAGTCTTAAGTGTACGGACAGCCTTTCTGATCTCTAGACCAGTTAGCGTGTCAGTAGCAGCTACAGCTGTCAAAAGCTTTCCGGCTGCGATCTGTGCTGTTGCACCTGCAGACAATACATTACGAACTAGTGCGTCGATTGACTCTCCAGCATTTGTTCCATGTACATCTACATGCTCCTCTAGATTCTCATCAATTGAGGTTGCTGAGAATAGTGAAGATACGATTGTATAATTACCATACTCTGCTAGTGTAGCGTCTACATTAGTTGCTGTCATGTCTACAGCCGAAGGGTCTGTACCTTCAGTTAGGGGAGTTGTCGCAAGAGCTAGAGGAGTAAAGCGTGTAAATCTTACTACCTTACCCATATTCATCTTGTGATTCTTTACCTGTGCACCGAAGTCATGTCTTAATTCTGCCTTTGCCCTATCTAGGAAGCGCTTATCATAATAAGTGCTCATTACCTGTGTCAAACCTGTTGTTAGTGATACCATTTTTTTGTTAGTGATTAATTTTAATAACCCACTAACTGACTACGTGCCTACTCAGCGTGTGGAAGGATTTTACGTAGATCATCAACTGACATGTTTTTTAGGTCATCATTTGTATACTTTTGGTACACTTGTGACTTATTAGATATTGATTGGTCAGCTTCTTTACTTTTGCGTTCTTTTCGCATAGTTTCTATAGCTTTCTGAACTAGAGGATTATTTACCTTATCGAAACCGAACTCTTTTATTTGTCCAATCTCTTCAGCTGTATAACCATCTAACCTCAATTCTAACTCTCTAAACCTGTCAGCTTCTGTGTTTACGCGGGGGGCTTCTTTAGTCTGTGTAGACTCTTTAGCACCCTTTAAAGCCTGATACGCAAGCGCCTGTCGCTTTATTTTCGTATACTCAGCTTTGGTTGGAGGTGTATAATCATCTTCATTTGCAACTTCCGATGCATTGTCTACCACCACTGATGTCTCTTCCTGCTCATAAACATCTTGAGCCTGTTCATTTTCTGTTTCCATGTAATGATAAAGATTAGTCGTTGATAATTGCAACGATACAATTGTATATAAATTAGTTTAAGGACAACTATACCTTAATCATAGTATGTATAACAAAAGTAACACATGCTAGTTATAGCTTTTATCTAACTGTTTAGACTTTGTATATACACCTAATTCTGCAAAAAGATTAGATAGCTTCTCTTTAGCTTGTAGATTCGCTAGCACTTGAACATCTACTGAAACCTTTGACTCTAGGTCGATATTGCTAATCTTGTCTAGTGCTGCAATAGTCTTTTCTAGTACTTCCTTGAGTACATAATACTCTGGGTAGGATGTTAGCTTTCTTGTGTCTACCCCTCTCTCCCTGTTCTGTTTTAGTATTTCCTCTACTATTTCTTTGTTCATATTTTATTGTGTTAATCCCTGCATCTGCATGCTAGGCTGTTGGTTTGGCGGCAACATCTGCTGCGGCTGTTGGGGTGCTCTGGTTGCTGTTCTGATAGCTTACTATCTAAATCTTGTAACTCTGATACATGCATGCCTAGATTTGATAGTATTTTAAAGACAATCGCCTTTTTAACAGGATCCTGTAGGATTGTAGGATCTTGCATCATGCCAAGCACTGCCTGTGCATTGCCTACTGTAGAGAATAGATTCTTATTTTCCCCAGTTACAACTAGGTCCACATAATACTCTAGATTCTTAAAGAAGTTACTTTGTACTTTTGCCCAGATCTTGTCACCTTGTTTAGACAGTTGCTTTATTGCATCCTGTACTAACTTCTCCCTATCTACAATCAATTCTCCATTTATAATCGCGTTTACCTCCATTTCATGTACATAATTCTCTGCAATATTTCTTCTTAGCTTATTTAACTCGTCCACGGATCCGGTAAGTCTGAACTCATGCTCTTTGTTTATATCCTTTTCAAGTGATGGAAGGATGATGTCATTAATAAACTCCTCTAGGAATAGTGATACATTCTCCTTCTTATAATCAAAAGAAGAAGCGGCTTGCTGCTCTTGTATTTGTAATGACCCTAATGTTGCAGAAGCTGGTGACTGCTCACCTCTAACAGCGTCATAAGAGAAGGTCAGCCTATCTGCGTGTTTATCCTCATTATCGTAAGCCATCTGGAAGCCTTGTAGATTGCGTGACTCTGTAGCTATTGGGGTGATTTCCTGACTAACTTGTATAATATCACCAGTATCTAAGTCCGTAGCAATATTTGATACCACATCACTAGCTCTTGTCTGGAATACCTGTATAGCAGCTAATGCAAGAGCATCGGCTTCCTGATTCTTTATCTCATTAACCCTTCTCTGTGGCTCGTACGTCATTTCTACGATACCTACACCTAACCAGCGGCCTTTCACTTTCTTATAATGCACCTCTTTGAATGGGAAGTCTTTGTCTTTATCTAGCTCTTCTGCCCAAAGTATAACTCCATTCTCGCCAATAATCTGATTATTATCATTCTTTTTAACATTATCCGCGCCACATACGATAAATTTACCCCAAACCAGCTCATTATCGTCAGACTCTTTATGTGTTATCCATGATTTAGGGAATTCGCCAAAACGTGTGAATACCTCTACTAGATTCTGGGTGTTATTTTTAACTGCACCTACACCACTATTTCCACCACCTAATGTACCCTCGTCATATCCTACAACAGCACGATAATTCTCGAAGTTTTCTAGTACAGTATCAACATTATCCCAAACTTTAGACATTTTATACATTTCGGTATAGCTCATTAAATCCTTTAGGATAATATACCTTGCGGTTGCCAATGATTCTGCTGCTTGGTCATTATATAAATAACGTAGATCCACCACCTTAGCTTCATTATCTCCATATTTTCTGATCACAACACTACCCTGTATTGGAAGCTGCTCAACTACTTCATTTAGAAGTTTGCTCCACTTATTCCTCTTCATCCAATGCTTGAGCTCCTTCTCTAACATAGATACATTATGGTCCTGTTCAGGCACTAGCCCCACCAATCTAAATTCCTTCATGTCTATATCTATCATCTTGGTAGCCACATCACATCTCCAAGCATTTATATTGCTGAAATGCTTCTTTTTTATAACATCATTAATTACCTCATAGTCCCCATTCTCGAAGTGTGAGGTATTATATAGATGGTTCTTCTTAATTGTTTTGTATTGTGAGAAGGTTAGCCCAGCAACAACCACTATTTCATTGTTAAGGAAGTCGTCCCTTTCTTCTCTAATTGTTGCGAATATGTTCTTTTGTTTCATTTTGTTATAAAGCACTTTACTCCTGCGGCCACCTAGCGGGCACGTTGGTGACAACAGGAGTGAGGTGCTCTTACCCTTAGTGTTTTATACATATTAGCTATACGCAAGATTCTTTTGCTTCCTCTTCTCTAGGATTTTTACCATCTTCCTAGGGTCATTTGTGTCTATTGTTAGCGTTGTTATTGCATATCTAATAGCATCCATTGAGTGATCAAAGCCGGGCTCTGTTACATTGAGCATCTTCCCGTCCTTGTCTGTCTTCCAAAAGTAATTCTTGTACTCATTTAGGATATTGGCCGATCTTCTTGTAACTGATATAGCTTGGTCCTGTACAAGTTGTATTCCATTTCTAATAGAATCAGGACCCTTCTCAGCTCCAACAATAGACAACCCATAGCCAGCTATTTCATCAATGCTTTTAGGTTCAGCACTGTCAGCAATAATAAGCTCCTTCTTTTCATTCTGGAGTATGTCAGCTATTTGCCTATTAAGTAGTCCCTTCCTAAAAGTAACCTCATCCACAATATACCCTCCGTTGTATTTATATATTGCTACAATGGCAGTAGGATCGTTCGTATAGCCAAAATCTAGCCCATAGCGCACTAACCTAGCCTCAAATGGCACTTCATCCACTACCCTCCAATTGTTGTACACCTTAAGCTCTGCACTGCTTGGCTCTCCTAGCCATTTATGCTTATACAGGTTAGGTCTTTTATCCCTGTCGTCTTCCATCTCTAGCCTTATCACTTCTGGCATCATCCCGTACTTTAAAGCGATGTCGAAATTAACATTGATCACAAGTGTATTCGGTCTACCTTCTGTAACTAGCCTATTATGTACTGGGTCATCTTCCAGAAGCCTGTTATATGTATATATAATCTTAGACCCTTCCTTTCTAACTGTCGGAGTCAGTATTTCTATGCTTTTCTTTGATATAGTCTGTGCTTCCTCTACCCAAGCAATATCTAGGCCTTCAATTGATTTAATACTCTGCTCATTCCTGTGTAATCCTTTGAATATGAAATCTGAGCCTGTTATAGTGTTAACTATTGAATTATCTGTAACCTCAAATTCTGTTAGGTCATATTTCATAATCAATTCAGATAAGAGTTGATGTGAGCTCTCTGTAATAGAGTTCTGAAATTCACGAAAGCAACCAACCCTCGTCTTCTTTTGTCTGGCCTGTATTAGTAAATACCTTGCTACGGTATGTGATTTAAGTGAAAATCTACCACCATAAATAGCAGCCTCTCTCCAATCATTATCAAAGAGTCTTTTATACTCCCTAGGTATTTCTATCGTTTTCATCTATAAATTTAACTAGTATAGGCTGTATTGCCTCACCATTAGTTGTTAGGTCGGTGTGCTGTTGCGCTTTACCTTCTGCCATTTCCCAAATAGTCTTCTTATCTATACCTTCCAGATATTCCTCTCGCTCTTCATCTGTCATGTTATTGAACTTCTTTTTTAGGTATTCCTTAAGTGAAAATGTACCTTTTGGCCTTCCTTTTGGGTTACCACTCTGGCCTTTCTTGTATAACCATGGTCTGCTGTTATTTGTCTGTTCCGTCAGTTGCTCTGCAGTTTTGTGTGTTGATTTGATTTTGTTAGTCTTTGCTGTCATATTATTTTAATAATCCGTATGCTTCTTTGTAAGTTAGGACACAGCCATACATAGGTGAAGATAGTATCTTGGCTACTTGTGTCCTCATCATGTCGTATAAATCTTTATTGTTTTTAAATGGTTTTATTTGTATCAAGTATGCTTCAATCTCTACTTTTGCTCTAAAGTTAGGATCTGTTAGGTATCTCTCTACCCAAACATCTGCCCCAATCTCTTCCTGTTGAATAAAATGTACTCTCTCATGATTGATTAATTCCTCTGGTAGTTCCTTTAGGTTTGTATATATAACCCCTTTGTATGGGAATGCTACTTCATCCTCATTAATACTAAATTGGGCTTTGTACCTTTCTAGATAAGGGAAGTCTTTTGTAGGTAAATATGTTACTCCAGTACTAATCGGCTGTGTGTTTGTTTTTTTACTTTTTGATGCCATAGAAATATGTGTCTTGGTTATATTCAAAGCATTCAGAGTCTTGAAACATACCTTTCTTTAGTATTTTCCGAATGTCCTTACTGCTTAAATTCTTATAATAGTCTTGTGTAGTTCCGTATAAGTGCCCATCTGTCCTTCTTGTGCCATGTTCAGGCCTCCCCGGACCAGCGCAACTTAATACTATTAGTCCATTGGGGAGTAATATCTCATACATCTTCTTAAGTGATAGCTCCCAATATTCATCATGTTCTAGCATTTCCCCAGAAATAACTGTGTCATATGATGGTGTGGTTACTACGTACTTATGTGCTGCCGAAACTACATCAACATTCTTGCCCACCGAAATATCTACCCCTATGTATAAAGAGTTAGTAAACATGTCTCGTAATGAACCGTTATAGTCTTTTGAGCCGAAGTCTACCACTCTTACCTTGTCGAAGTATTGTGGCATGTCATTTTTAATATTGTCGAAGAACATTCTTTGTGCTTGGTGGGCCATACATATAGTATGATAGACATTTATGGTATAATTATGTTATGCAAAAGAATTTAAAGATTAATTTTAGAAGCCTACTTGCAGCCAAGCCTAAGGAGTTAGATGCTAGTGCTTGTAAGTCTTGTAAATCCCCAAAATGTAGCGGTTTTTATATAAAATCGTATGATGATCAGACAGATTGCTTGCTATGTACTCCTCTAGAAGTCTCTGAGTTGGTTTAGATGTTTTGTCTCCCTTATTTTTTTATAGGCCAGTGCCTCGATTTGTCTTATTCTCTCTCTAGATAAGTTAAATTTAGTAGATACTTTATGATGTGTTTGCGGTTCTCCCCCGTCTAGCCCATGTATTAGTGTTAATATTTGTCTCTCTTTATAGGTTAGTGACTTTAGAGCCATTCTTAGTTGATCTTTGAGTATTCCTAATGATACCTCTTCTGTCTGATCTTCTTCTACCTGCCCGATTCCTGTGTCGTATGATTTACTGTGTATTTTGTCGAGATCTTCACCACTTTCTAACATATTTGTAACCTCTAGAGGATTTACGTCAGTTAATACAAAGCTAGTGTAACTCATAGTCTCTAGTGCTTTTATCTTCTCTTCTGGTAACCCAAGCTCTGCCGCAATTTCTTTTGTAAGTGGACGCCTGCCAAGAAGCGGTGTAAGTCTATTAATGACTTCGTGATACTTAGACACTACCCCGTATACATGTGTTGGCATCCTTATTGTTCTTGATTTAGAGGTAATTGCGTTCAATATTGCATGTTTTACCCACCAGTCTGCATATGTAGTAAATCTAAATCCTTTCTCTGGGTCAAATTTATCTACTGCTTTTATTAGCCCAATATTTCCTTCTTGTATTAGGTCTAATAGCTGTAGCCCTTGTCCAAGAATTCCGTAATCAACAAGGTTAGTACCTGCATTATTGTTCTTGTTGTATTTCACTGCTACTGAGACTACAAAACGTAAATTTGAATTAATCATCTTTTCCCGAGCCACTTTATCTCCAGCCCTAACTTTAACAGCGACCTCATACTCCTCACTTGGTGATAGTACCGGGTACTTGTTGATCAAGGCTAAATAATTTTCCATTTTATGCTGTAAAAGGTTATTTACACACTAACCCCTAGCAAAATATTCCATGTCTGTCAATAGGTAAAAAGAATAAAAAGCCTTGTGTTATAAGGCTTTTTATTTATGTTTTATATTATTCTTTTATATAATTAATAACCGTTAGTAGCCATTTTAAGAAACAGCATCGAATACCGAAACAACCTGCACCCGACCAAAGTAAGTTTTAGGTTGCCACACTAATACATCAGACAAAATAAACTTTTCTTGTGCCTTTTTGTATGTTCCTG